TACCAACACCTGCGGCTTTTAAGTTACCAACGAATACTTTTATCTTTTCGTTGTCTTGAAATTGGTCTACCGCATATTGTCTTTGAGCATTACTACAACTACCATCTAAAAATACAGCTTGTTTTCCGAAGTGACTGTAAATTTTATGTAATGTATCTGTAAAGTTTGTGAATATAATGACTTTCTTTCCTTGTTCTAAAATATTTTCAGCAATCTCGATTGTGTTATTAACCTTTTCATCGGCAATGACCTGTCTAACTTTCATTAACTTACTAAATTGTACGGTCAATGACCCTGATTCTTCTTTTTTGTTGTCATACCAATCATAATAATCACCCATCAATGCTTCGTATTGTTTTGACCTAACACGAAGATAAACTGGTGTAATAATCTTGTCAGGTAAATCCAACACTTCTGTCTTCAATCTACGTAAAACTTGTCTTGCTGTTCTATCTCTCAACTCCTCCAAGTTTGATGCTCCTGTCACATTCCAAACCTTCCTATTACCCGCTCTGAATTGATACCCCTGACAATATCTAATGGCAAATGCCATCCAATTTTGAGCTACAGGACTATCAATAAGATGTAATAGATTAAAATAATTCATTGGTCGTGATGTCATCGGAGTACCAGTTAATAACCACAACTTATCAACATTCTTACAGATGTGATTAACAATCTTTGTTCTTTGAGCTTGAGCATTCTGAACATAGTGGGCTTCATCCAAAATTATCAAATCAAAGTTTGATTGTTTGATTAATGAAGTTTCTTTGTCCTTTGGGTCATGAAAGTTTTTCAATATGTCATAATTCACAATAACAAAATCATGCTCGGTCGAATATGATTTACCTTCAGAAATAAACACACTTCGGTCTGTATAATTCTGAATCTCACGAAGCCAATTGACCTTTAACGTTGCCGGACAGACAATTAAAATCTTTTTGGCTCCCGTTTCTAAAGCCGCAATAATTGTTGATGTTGTTTTACCCAAACCCATGTCATCGGCAAGAATAAATCTTTTACTACCTGCCAATTTTTCTATTGCTTCTTTTTGATGTTCGAGTGGAGGACGATGAGAATACTTTGAATAGTTGATATCGACTTTCTCCATTCTGTGTGACTTAATCAACGCCCCTTTCGGTAACCAAAAATCGTGAATTGTCTCACCTGAAAAAAACTTACCCCAAACGTGATAAGCTTTCTCCTTCTCAACCAACAATTTTTCTATCCAACATTCTGTGGGTATCTCCGTATATAATTTTTCATCGGCAATTTTCTTTGCGAAGTATGGGTCCAAATCAACCCATTTTTTGGCGACCTTTGGTGATGTTTCATGAAAGGTTGTGATATATTCTGATTGAGCTCGGGTGGGGTAAAACTTTTTATTATGTTCTTTATTGTATTTTAATTTCAGGATATAGTTGTTTGCCCCCGAATAATTTTCGAGAATGCCCAAAGCTCGTTGCTCAATCAAATTTGTCGAGGTTGAATTCAACACATTATAAAAATAATAAACAATTCGATATTTATCAATATGGGACAACCGAGAGTACCAATATCAAGGATAGGAAAATTTTTTGGAGTTGAGGATTTCGACTTGGATATCTCTATGGGTGAGGAATGGTTACACGGTGATATGAATTTCACACTTGTTCTATACCGTGTGGATAGACAAAAAACCAAAACCGATGATGTATATGGAGAGGCTTTAATGGATGGAATAAAGTTTTTACCACCCGTAGAATTCAAAGCATTTGTACAAATCATGGCCCCTGAAAACAAATATTTAGGTAACTCAAAGATTGACCAAGTTGAGCCAGGTAACATTAGAATATCGGTGTATCAAAAACAGTTAGATGAACTTGAGATTGATATTAATTACGGTGATTACATTGGTTATTATGAAACTGAAAATCGTGTTAGATATTATGTGGTCAACAATGATGGTCGTGTAATTTCTGATAATAAACATACATACGCTGGGTACAAGCCATTCTATAGAACAATTATGGCGTCTGCCGTTGTAGATAACGAATTTAGAGGATTATGAAAATAAAATTAACCGAAGACCAAATTAGAAGAATTTTAGAAATTGTTGATTCTGAAAAAGTTAAGTGTGATAAATGTGATTGGGAATGGAACTTATCAGATGGTGGGGATGGCCCATTTATTTGTCATAAGTGTTGGCACGACAACGGAAAATAATGGGATTACCAAAAAAAATAAAAAAATTCTTACCTCTAACAGAGTCGAAAACTTTGTTACCAAGAAGGAGGGAACTTGTTGATAAAAGCAATAAGGATGGAACCTATTTGCCAAAATCTTTATTACATGCCGATTTAGATAAAGGATTTTTAGATTTTGTGAAAACAGATTTGGAAACGGTAGTGGAAGGTAAGAAAGTGCCTATGGTCGACATTCTAATAACGACCCAAAATTGGGCTCAATTTACAGAAACATGGAATTTTCAAAACCTTGACAAGAACGCTGAACCACCATTCATCACAGTTGTTAGAGTACCTGAAGTAAAATTTGGTACCAATCCCGCATTGTTGTACAACATACCAAATAGAAAACTTTATTTCTATGCTCAAGTACCGACTTGGGATGGACAAAGACACGGATATGACATTTATAGAATACCACAACCAGTACCCGTAGATATATCTTATACCGTTAAGATTATCTGTAACCGAATGAGAGAACTAAATAAATTCAATAAGATTGTTATTGAAAAGTTTGCCTCAAGACAAGCCTATACTAATATCAAAGGACACTATATCCCTATTGTGATGGGTGATATATCTGATGAATCAGTTCTTGATGTTGAAAAAAGAAAGTATTATATCCAAAGTTATTCATTTACCATGCTTGGTTTCTTAATAGATGAGGATGAGTTTGAGGTTTCTCCGGCAATCAATAGATTATTACAAATTGTGGAAGTCGACGAGAAAGTAGTTAGACGACAAGTTAAAAATGAATTAAGTAAAGAACCAAAAATTAACGCTTTGTTGGTTGAGGGTAATGATGAGTTAAACGAGAGATTTGATTACACAACGGATTTGATTTTAGAGAAAACAAAAAACGTAGAAACTTTTGAGGTCTATATTAACGGAACATTCTTCGGTGAAAGCCCAAACAAGATTCAAATTAACACGGGGGACGCTTTAAGACTTGTGGTAAAAAAATTAAATGACGAACAAGAATCGAAAGTAACATTCATGTCGATTGTTATTTAATCCTCCCCGTATATATCTTTTTTTTCCTTACACTTTTCAATTATTAGTTTCTCCAAGAACCTATACATCTTAATACCGTTCTTATCACAATACTTTTTTAAGATGTCATGGACTTCTTGTGAAATCTTTAAATTTTTAATCTGGCGACCATTCTGTGACATAAGATAAAAAAGGCAGAAAATAGTCTGCCCAATTTATAAATAGTTATCGGTAAGTCAAGAATTTTGGTTTTTTCTTGAATATTTATCAATAAAATAAAAATAAAGAAACTCAAAA